CATTTGATGCCTTTCACCCCCCCCCTACCATCCCCTCTTGCTCTTGCTCCTTGCTCTTGCTCTTACTCTTGCTCTTGCTCTTGCTCTTAATCTTCCATCCCCACGCAAAAAGGGCCGCCCCCTCACCGGAGCGGCCCTCGCCAGTCTCTGTTGGTTCTGCCTATTTCGTCACAACTTCAAACCGTCGGCCGTGCGGTCGACAATCGTGTTGGCAGGGTTCCGGCTGTTCGGGTACGGGTTCGCCTCGTCCAGTCGCTTCAGGTCCATCCCCAGCCACATCACCGCCTCCTGCAGCTTCGTGATGCTCAGCGCCCGCTCTCGCGATGGCGGCAGCGCTTTCAGCCGCTGCAGCGGCTCGTCCAGGTCGCGCCGCAACTCCTTGTCTTTGATGATCTCCCACTCCCGCTGGCTCATCTCGGAGGTGGCGGTCGTGGTTCCTGCTGTTGGTTCGTTCATGTTTTTCCTTTCGTTGTTGTTTCTCTACTTTCGCGTTCCTTCGCGAAATTCGCGGACCAAAAATTCCCCCTCCCGGTCCTCCGGCCGGATCCACGGCAGCCCCAGCCGCCAGTAAAATGCCTCCTCGTTCAGCGCCTCCTCCGGCAGGCCTGCGTTCGATTCCAGCCGCACCAGCCCCGCATACGGGTCCCAGTGATAGCCCTTCGCGGTCGCCCGCTCCGCCAGCCGGATATTGTGCTCCTTGCTCCCCGTCCGGCAGATCAGCCGCGTCGCGAAATTCTCCCGGTCGGCGAACCAGATATCCGCCTGGCATTTCGGCAACTGCAAAATCACGCTCTTCCCCTCACGGTCTCCCCCCGATTGGAAATGCGGCAGCACCTCCCTCGAGCCCGTTGGGTTCTTCTCCCGCACGTAGTCCAGCAGGAAATGCCAGCAAAAATTCTTGCGGTAGACCACCTGGCCCAGCAGGTCCTTGCTCTCCGTCGTCCGCGGAATGCACACCACGTCCACGTCATTGACGAACGGCCGCCGCCGCCGAATCGACCCCGCCACCTCGATGACCTCGCAGTAGGGCCCCAGCCACTTCACGATCGCCTCCGCCATCCGCTGCGCCCGCTCCAGCGCGATCGGTCCCCGCTCCACCTGTGCCGTCTGTGTTATGTTCAGTTTGGTTTCGTTAGCGTCCCGAGTGGCGCGTAGGTCGGCCACTTGTATTTCATCTTCTCAGGAAGGATGACGATTCGGACGACCTCGAACTCCTTTTTCCCTTTGGGAATAAACTGAGTTTGCAGCTGGCTGATCTTGTCCTCCAGCACCGCGTCGTGCATCGCGGCAACCAGCATTTCGAGAAAGGCCTCTTGCGGGTTCATGTCATTCCTCTTTTAGTTTCCTGGCCTCCGCCTGTGCCTTCACCCGCAGGTCCCTCAACGCCGTCGCGAAGTCCAGCGCGCTCGCGGCCCGGCCGGCCCGAAACTGCCGCTGCGCGTCGGTAAGGTCCGGCATCAGCGACGCCTCCAGCTCATTCGACACGTGCTCATCCGCGTAGCTCAGCACCGTCGTCCACAGCGGGTCATCCGCGCGCAGCCCCGCCAGCACCATCAGCCTCTGCAGGTCCTGCCGCTTCCGTTCCTCCGGCGCCCCAACCACCCGCGCCACGATCGACTGAAAAAATTTCCTCATCTCTGTGTTCTTTGCGTTCTTTGCGGTTACTCCCTTCCTATCCTATCGCAGCCTGCGCCGGCGCCGCTCCCGGCATCGGTATCACCCCCGGCGCCATCTGCCCCGGTCCGCCCGCCGGACCCGCCCCGATCGGCTTCACCCCGATGCGCCCCACCATCTTGTTCTGCTGCTGCTCGATGCTCATTTGCAGGTTCCCCGTGTAGTTCTTCATCAGCTCCTGGAACCGCTGGTCGCTCTGCAGCCACTGCTGGTATTTCGGGTTCGTCTGCACGATCGACTGCAGCGCGCTCAGCTTCATCGGCGCCGTCGGGTCGTTCTCCGTGTATTCCGCCTCGTTCCCCAGCGCCATCTTCATCACCTGCAGCTCCGTGTCCCGGTAGACCTGCTGGCTCGCCTGGCCGCGGTCCATCACCACCTTCGCCGCCAGGCGCGGGTCCAGCATCCGCAGCTCCAGGTTCGTCAGCGCCGCCCGGTCGATCACCCCGCCGGCGTCGGCCGGCAGCACCCGGTCATGGATCGCCTCCAGCTTCCGCATCAGGTAATCCGGGTTCAGCTCCTGGATATCGAACTCGAGCCCGATCTGCAGCTGCTCCATCACCTCGAACGGGTCCAGCTGCCCCAGCGTCTCCATCCCCGTCACCTTCACGATTTCCCCCGGGTTATACTGCAGCGTCAGCGCGAACATGTGCAGCAGCACCTCGCCCCAGAAACTGAAAAAGTCCCGCTGCGCCTTGCTCTGCTTCGCCCCCGTCTTCGCCTGGTTCACCTGGTCGTTGAACTGCCCGAAATAATCGTCCTTCTGCAGCCGCAACATCTGCACCAACTCCAGCGCCAGCTGCGGTGGCGGCGCCCCCAGGTTGATCGCCTCCATCGTGTCCGAGCGCTTCATCGGCACCTGCGCGCCCGGGCCCAGCCGGTAATCCGCTCCGCCCAGCGACGGCACCCGCACCGGCGGCAGCGTGTCCCACTGCGCCCGGTTGAACAGCATGTCCCGCTGGTTCTTCTCCTCGTCCTGCCACGTGCCGGCAATCTCCGCCACCGACCGCGTGTCAATCAGCGCCCGCCCGATATTCTCCCGCTTCAGCTCCACGAACGGGTATCGCCCGTGCGCGTAATCCAGCAGCTCGTGCGTCGCGTAGAAATCCCCAGCCACCTCCTGCCCGCTCCCCTCCTCGATGACCTGCGCCTTCGCCCCTGGCTTCTTCGTGATGTGCGGCGAAAATACCGTCTGCCACACCCCGGTCACCCCGTCCTCGTCCACCTTCTTCACGAAGGCATACACCACCTCGATCAGCGGGTTGTTCTCCTCGCTGATTTTCAAAAACGTCGTGTTCCCCACCGTCTTCGTGCTCGGCCCTGTCAGCGACGTCGCCCCCAGCGCGCCGGCCCAGCTCGCGATATTCCCCTTGGTCTTCTTCACCTCTTCGCACCAGTCCGGGTCCCACCCCTCGACCTTCTTCGACTCCACCTCCGCCTCCGTCAGCCACCGCCGCCAGAAAATCGCGCGCGACTGCTGCAGCATCATCGTCCCACGCGCCGTCAGCACCTCGAGGTAGGGCTGCATCACCCACACCAGCGGATGGTTCTTCACCACGTAAGCCATCGGCACCGTCGTCTCGCCCGTCTCCCGCAGCTCCTTCAGGCAGCGCTTCGCCGTCGAGGCCTTCAGCTGCACCACGTCCTCCTTCTCCAGCTCGTCCGGGAAAAATCCTTTGTCCTTCAGCATCTCGGTCACGAACATCCGGTAGACCTCCTGCAGCAGCGCCACCCCAGCCTCCTCCTGGTTCGGGTCCCGAATCGTCAGCATCGCCGCCTCCACCTGGTCCAGGTCGCCGACCTCCGCTCCCGGTTCATCCCCGTCGCCAGCCACGTCCTCCGCCTCCGGGTCCGCCGGCACCGCCGGCGCGCCCATCAGCCGCACCACCCGCTCCAGCTCATCCATCGTGAACTCGAAGTGCCGCTTCCCCAGCTCCCGCTCCCAGCCCACGTAGGCCACGCAGAACCCGTGCTCCCGCGAATACTGCACCGACAGCTCCGTCTCCAGGTTCAGCGGCCGCCGCATCTTCGTCCGCGCCAGCCAATGCAGGTAAGCCGTCACCCCGGCCGCCACGTCCGACTGGTCCGGGTTCACCGTCGAGGCCCGCAGCTCCCCGCGGTCGAACGCCGAGCACAGCACCGCCGTGTCGTCATTGCACACCGCGTCCACCATCGGCACCCGCGTGTCGCTGCATCCGTCCCACGGCAGCGCCGGCTGCCCTTCCGGCATGTTCTCGTCCCACTTCCGGCCGTCGGGTGATTGTCCGGCCCAAATCATTCGCCGCTTCTCCTGGTTGAATGCAATGTCATACCACCCGTTGGGCATCACGCCCGCCTGTTTGAACTCCTGCAACAAAACGTCCACGTGCGCCTCCGGGCTGTTAATCAGGATTTCTGCATTGTCTTTCATGGTTGGCCATTAGCACCGCACTCGCCCATCCCTGCAACCACCCGTCCCCATTTCCACCCCACCTTTATACGAGATCCGCCCCATTTGATGCCTTTCCGTAATCCCTTCTTGCCGTCACTCTTGCTCTTGCTCCTTGCTCTTGCTCTTAATCTTTCGGCTCACAACATCCTCTCCAACCCAATCAACTCCGCCACATCCGCCTTGCGGTACCTAACCCCGCTGATCCCCGGCACCCTCACCACCGCCAACCCTCCCGCCTTCCGTATCTTCTCCATCGCGTCGACCCCGTATCCTGTCCACACGCAAACCCTCTTCTCCGGCATCAACAACGGCTCCCGCCGAAACTGCATCGCCGCCTCCCTCACCTTCGGCCCCAGCCCCGCCAATTCCGCCAGCTGCATTTTGAGGTAGCGCCCCTGCGAGCACCCCTTCACCTTGACCCGTCTCAGCACCCCGCAATCCACCATCTTCTCCAGCGTATTCCGCGCATACCCCGTCACATCCATCGCGTGATGCTCGAACAACAACCAAGGCAGCGCCAAAAACTCCGCCTGCGTCATAGCGTCCTTTCGTTTTGCCTTTTCATCTTCGCGCATTCCCTTTCAGCCTTCAGCCCTCAGCCTTCAGCCTTCCCTAAAACCCCCTCCCCCTCCTTCCCCGCTTCACTCCCTCCTCCACGTACTCCAGCTGTGCCAGCGCCATATACCGCACCAGGTCCGCCGGGTCCTTCGCCGCCCCCTTCTCGCCCGCCCGCCCGGTGAAGTTCTCGAACATCCACCGCACCTGCAGGCAATCCTCGCACACGAACAGCCGCGGCTGGTTCAGGCCTACGACCAGCTTCTGTTCCGGGTTCCAGTCCAGCAGCTCGTTCACCGCCGTGAACCCTTCGTCCTGGTTCACTCCGCTCGCCGGCGTGAACTCCATCGACGGTCCCGTCACGAACCCTTTCGCGTCCACCTGCACCTCGGCGAACTCGTCGATGATGCACGTGCCCCCCTCCTCCGCGATATGCTCGCTCCGGCCCGCGCGCGGGTCGATGAACCGCTCCCGCACCACCTCCCGCAGCCCGCCCAGCTCCTCCGCCCGCGCCCGCCGCGCCAGCTCCACGTGATACGGGTCGGCCCCGTTCGACCGCAGCCACTCCACCAGCTTGTCCCGGTCCCCCAGCAGCGCCGCCGGCAGCGCCAGCTTCTCCGCCTCGAGAATCGTCTGCTTGTACTTCGTCACCCCGAACCCCTGGCCCACCTGGGCCGGGCCGGGATCCCCGTCCCACCCACGCCGGCTGTCCTCGTTGATCTCCCGCTCCGTCGCCGTTGCCCATTCCCCGAACCGCTGCGCGTCCGGCCAATCCCGGTAAATGTAGAAAAGCGGTCCGCCTGGGCCAGGTGCCACCCGCACCCACAGCATGAACCAGTTTCGCGACCCCGCCGGGTCCACAAAATGATAATTCGTCCCCGCGGCCGGCAGCTGGCTCCGCTTCACGATGTTCACCGCTCCGAACTTCGGGAACGCCCGCGCCACGCTGTCCCGCGCAAATCCGTAGGCCACCCGCTCCACCATCTCCGACGACTTATCCTGCAGGATTGCCTTTACCTCGTCGTAGTAGGTTCGGCCCGGTGACGGTCCGAACGGGTTGCACTCCGTGAAAAAGTAAATCGCCCGCGCGTTTTGAAACACGCATTTCCGGATGTAAGGCATGTGCCCCTCCGGACAATCCGGCACGTTCTGCCGCGGGAGCAGCTCGCTCGGCCGGCTCTCTACCGTCACCGCCGAGCTCCCCACCAACTCCTTCACTGCCGGCGTGATGCCTCGCACCGGCGTGAACGGCCACAGCACATGCGCTTTCCGGAACTTCGCGCGCCGGCTCAGCATCTGCAGCCACCGCAGCGGCAGCGACTCGTCCGTCACCGCTCCGATGTTGGGCGGCACGAAGTCCCCGGCCGCCCGCAGCTTCGACGCCACCTCCGCGTAGGTGAACGCCGGCGCCCCAAACTCCCATCCCTCGAAGTCGCCCGGGTTCTGGTTGTAGGTCGCGAAGTAAATCCCGCTCCCGTTCGGCAGCACCAGCTTCCGCTCCGTGAACCCACCCGCCTGGCTGTAGTTAATCCGGTACACCGCATCCCGCTTCCCGTTCAGGTGCTTGTAGCGCGGGCCCAGGAACGACCACGCCACCATCTGCACCGTGTCCACCGATGCCGTCTCCGACTCCGCCCCCACCAGGATCGTCGACCGCGGGAACAGCTCCGCCGTCTGGCACGCCCGCTTGACTGCGTAGACCGATTTTGTCGCCCGGTTCCCGCCAAAGATGGCCAGCACCCCGCATCCCTCCTCGCCGTTCTTCCCCTGCAGCAGCCGGTCCGCGTCCTTCCACGGCGCCGGCTCGAACCCGAACCCCAGCGGGTCCTCGGCGGCGAGCTGGATCCGCCGGGCTCGTTTCTCCAGCCAGCCAATCAGCTCCTGGTCCCCGCCCGGCCGGGCCAGCAGCGCCCGCACCTGCTCCGCCGTCGGCAGCTTCAGGATCGGGTGCTCCGTCACCCCCAGCCGCGCATACAGCCGCTCCACATCCCCCGGTCCAAACGTCTGGATTGCTGCAGTCACGCGATCTTCAGCCTTCAGCCTTCAGCCTTCAGCCTTCAGCCTTCAGCCTTCAGCCTTCAGCCTTCAGCCTTTGCTTCTCCGTTCCACAATCCTTGCCCCCAGCGCCGTCCGTCCTTCCGCCTCCAGCGCCGCCTTCATTGCATCCGCCAGCACGTGCAGCAGGTGCTCCTCGTGTGGCGTTTGCCGCTCCAGTCGCAGCACGTCGTAGTGGGCATCCACCCGCACCACCCCGGCCCCATCCAGCGACGAGGCAATTCTCACCCTGATTTCGATCGGCATAGTTATCCTTTCGCCTGCTTCGCCGCCTCCATGGCTCGCCGCTCCAGCTCGAGCGCCGCGGCCTGCGCCTGGTTCAGGTCCCGGACCAGCTCCCCGGCCGCCGTCGGCTCCAGCACCCCGGTCGCCCAGGCCTCCTGGACGATCCCTCGCGCGCGGTCCAGCCGCTCCGCCGCATGGAACAGCAGCCGGTCATTCGTCATCTCCTTCATTTCTTCGCCCCCTTTGCGCTCTTTGTGTTCTTTGCGGCCGCTCCGTCCTTCGCCTGCGCCTTCAGCTCCTTTTCGACCTGCTTCAGGTCCACCCCGGCCTGCTCCGCGGCCTCCAGGTAGGCGTCTTGATATTCGCCCGACCAGGGATCCACCGGGTCCGAGCAGAACTGCGCCTCGAGGACCGCCGTCCGCACCTCGGCCCCAGTCCACTTCGCGATCGCCGCTTCGAGCTTGTTGCGCCCCACGAGGCCGCGGCGCACCATGAACTCGTGCTCGAAGCAAAGGCGGCCGGCCAGCAGCCGCCACACCTCGTCCGCGGGGCAGCTTCCCAGCCGCTGCAGGATCCGCGGCGTCGCCACTTTCGCCACCTCCGCCAGTGCCTTCGCGCGCTCCCTTTTCTTTCTCAGCTTCTGTTCCCACTCGGTGTTCGCCCCCGAGCCGGACGCCCGCTCCACCTTCACCCCGTTCTTCTTGGCCGCCTCGATCGCCTCCTTCCTCGGCACCACCTCGATCACCCCGTCCGGCGTCTGCGCCAGCACCTTCGTGCAATTCTTCACCTGGCCGCCCATGGCGACCTTCCAGGTCTGGTATGCGCCGCCGATATAGTCGTTTGCGTCCGGCACCACGTACTGCCCCTTCTGCGATTTCCATTGCGACGCCGACAGCGTCTTCTGCCCCGCCTTCCCCGCAGCCTCGCTCCGGTCCTTCCAAGCCAGCTCCGATTTCGCCTCGAAGCATTTCGGCCGTGTGCACACATTCGCGTTCTTGAACTCCGCCGCCTCCGGCATGTTCCCGCTGCGGAACCGGCACCCGGTGCACGCGCCCCGCAGGTGCAGCATCACCGTCACCGGGATCCCGTTCTCGACGTCCTTGAACTCGCCGGTGTATTCCTTCTTCGTGTCGAACGGCGCGTCCTTCAGCGACCGGCAAAAGTCCCGCTCAATCAGCCCGGCCGTGTCCCGCACCGACATCGGCGCGTCCCATTCTGTCCCCGCCACCTCAAAGAGCACCTCCTCCTGCGCCTTCTTATCCGGCACCGTGGCAATCAGCGCCGCGACACTGGTGGACACCTCGCCCCGCTCGAGTGCTTTCCGTACCGGCGCCTCCAGCTTGTTCAGCGCCAGGCGCGCGAACAGTGTCGCCCGCGAAACGCCCAACGCCCTGTAGAGTGTCTCGGCCGTGTGCCGGCCGCTCTCGATTTCCTTCGCGTAAGCCGCCGCCTCCTCCAGCGCGCTCAGGTTCTCCCGCTGGTTGTTCGCCACGACCTGGAGGGCCAGCCGCCGCTTCTCGTCCACCTGGCGGAGCGCCACCGGCACCTCCGTCAGGCCGGCCAGCTTCGCCGCGCGCCAGCGCCGTTCGCCGTCCACGATGAAGTGCGCGCCCTTCTCCTCCCGGACGATCAGGTCCTGGATGATGCCCTGCTCCTTGATGCTGTCCGCCAGCTCCTGGAGTTTGGCCGCGTCGAAATTCTTTCGCGGCTGGTTCGGGTCCGGTTTCAGTTTGTCCAATGCCAGGAACGTCCTGGCGCCATTTGCAGTTTCGGTTTTCATGTGAGGGTGTTTCTCTGTGCTCTTTGCGTTCTTTGCGGTCACTTCCGTTAGGCCCTTGCCGCCAGCATCGCCTCGTACTTCGCCGCCTTGTCCCCCAGGATCCTCCCCAGGTTATGGTGTCCCGCCTCGAGCGCCTTGGTCTTCTCATAGCGCGCCTTGTCCAGCGCCTCGCGCAGCTCGCTGTCCGACATCGCGCCCGGCTCCTTCCCATCGTCCAGGCCCGGGATATGCACCCGCTCCAGCGCCCCTGGCTTCACCTCCCGCTTCGTGGCCGGCTGCCCGCCCGCCAGCCGGTAAGTCGCCGGCGTGTGCCCGCATCGCGCCCGCACCACCTCCACCAGATTCCGCTTCTTCAGCCCATTGACCGTCCACCGCAGCTTCAGCGTGCCCACCCTTGCCCCCTTCAGCTCCCCGTGCAGGTCTTCAATCGTCCAGCCATCGTCGAGCAGCTTCGCCGCCTCCAGCACCATGCTCGCCAGCGTTCCGGCCCGCGCCGACGCCTCTCCTCCCTTCTTGCTCTTGCTCTTGCTCCTTGCTCTTAATCCTTCCCCGCCCTTAATCGCCATAGCCTCCCCCTCCGCCGTCACCGGGTCCGGCGCCAGGTGCAGTCCCTGCAGCGTTTTGATCACGTCCTGCAGCCGGGCAACCTGCCCGACCAGCTCATTGATTGTCAGTGCTATGTGTTCTTTCATGTTTCCTTTGTTGTTGGTTCATCCGACCCCGTCAGAACTCGACGTCCTCCGTGGTCGGCAATTCGTTCTGGTGCTGTTGCTCCTCTGCCGCCTTCGTCTCCTGCACAAACCGGATCGGCGCGTGGTCCCGGTGCCCCGGCGGCTTATCCGCGTATTGCTGGCTCTCCCACAGGAACCACAAAAACTTGCTCCCGTTCTGCTCCTCGCCGTCCCGCTGCGCGTGCAAAATAAATTTCCCATCCCACTGCATATCCAGGGCCGACTTCTTCTCCTTGAACTCCTCCTCCGATATGTGCCCCAGCTCGTGTTTCTGGAACAACTCCTTCACCGCGATCCCCTTCCGCTCGTCCCGCTGCACCTCGACGATGTTGTGCGCGTTCGCGAT